TCAAAGAAATCAAAATACTGTTTTGTGGCATTGCTTAACCGATCATACATGAACACAGTATTCATGAGATCGATATCAACCACTGGTACTTGCCTGCGGATCACAGCCCAGGCAGGACTTTGTGATAGATTATCAAACTCATGTATATCGCCGGCCGAGATTTCATTGTCAATGTCAGTGCCTGGTGAGCCCACTAGCAAAATGCCCGTGGTGTAATTTACTGCCGAACCAAATTCATCCCCGCTGGCGATCGTCTGATTGAAAATCTGTTGTCCAAAGACAAACTGCCCAGGGTTGTTGGCCGCATTGGTGGATGATGATAGATAATCAAAAGTATAGACGGTTCCGCTGTTGCTGACGACATTTATGAAATTCGTGCTCTCAGAATCGAAGTATGTGGTTCCGTTGTCGAAGGTAGTAGGTTGGATAGGTGATGCATTTGGAGCGCCAACTACTAAATCGGTAGTTCTATCACTGATGAAAACGCTGTAGCCAAACTGGGCAAAATCCTGCGGCACTGGGCTGGTCAGTGTCTGGATGTGGGCATAATCTTCTTGGTCAAACTCCAGAATCTGGAACAGTGATCCTGCACCGCTGCCATTGGTGGTACTTCCTGGTGTGATCTCTAGTTTGTTGCCAACAGGTGCTGCATCCGTGTTGATCACAGAAATCACCAGTTGGCTTCCTATGATATCAATTATTGAATTATCTGCTGGGGCTGTCACAAAATCAATGGTGCCTGCATCCACATCAAAGGTATAATCAACATTGAAGACCTTCTTGACATTGTTGACATAGACTAGAGGAGTGTCGGTGGCATCATATAGTGTGCCAACAGTAAACTGTTTAGTAGTCCCATCTCCAACAAAATCCAGATCCATGGTCACTGATGAGGTGGCATTGGGCACTGCCGCATCAACAATATCTTGCGACATGACCCGACTCCAATTGATGGGCTGCCAATATGTAGTGTCTGTTATAGCAGTACCTGCGGGTACTGCAATCCTTGCACGGAATAGATTGCTACCGGACTTCACAAGATCGCCTGCGATATATGTGTTGCTGCTGTTGTGTGTCACAGGATCTGAGAGTTGTACCAAATAACCATTGATGCCAAGATACTGATCGGCAGTCAATGATATCTCACCGGCTACCGGACTGGTTATAGTACCAAATACCCTGGGTGCATTCTGCCAGAATTCTACTTTACCAGCCTGAGGTAGAACAGCGCTGTCTCTGGGTGCACCTAGATAGATGCTGCAATTGTTGAAGCACTGATCAACATCCCATCCAAACTGTGCGCCTTCAAGAGGATTATCTGATGTGATAACTTGCACAAGATCAAAATTGTTGGACTCGATGGTAATGACATCACCCACAGCGAGATCATAATCAGATATAGTCACTGTGTCGTTGGTATAATTCACAGAATACTGTGGATTGAGATTGTATCCATTGTCTTCGACAAGATAGACTCCGTTGACCTGCACAGCAATGGGAGCATTGATGCTACTGAAATTTCTCACAGAAGTATAGATTTCAACTGTGGCATTGGTTACTTGGATGTTTTGCACTGTGCGACCAACCATGAATACCTGACCAGCACCGGTGTAAGTGTCACCATCTACCGTGACATCCTGATCCGGGCAACCAATGGTTACCATCCTGCCATTTGTTGTGGTCGCCACTGACCGACCAAAATTAGATCCAGACTGTGCTGGAGTTGACAAACCAGTACCTTGTATGGTATGCACGCTACGGAAGTAGGTACCAGAAATCAGCTTGATGGCTGTGCCAAGTGCAGGGCCAGAGAAGAAATCAACTTCTCCAGAGGGTGTTATCACATAATCAATGTTGAGTCGTTGCAGCACATCGTTTACTAAAACGGTCACTGCTTCCGGTTCGTTCACTAGATTGTTCAAGGTATAGATGTTGTCAACAAAGAAGGTGGTGGTGCTACCATCACCAATGTAAGTGTCATTTGTGCGGCGGGCGATATACAAAGACTGTCCAACAACTGGAACTGATGTTAGTATGACTGATCCTGCACCGGTGGTATAGGTTACTCCTGGTACTAACTCTTGACCGTTGAGCACGACCACCAGTTGGTCGGCTGCGGATCCGCTATCTACCACGATGCTGTTGTCGTAATTAAAGACAGAAGTTAATCCAGTGGTCACATAAGTGATAATCTGCGATTCAACATCTATCCGGGCATAGACATGAACTTGATCATTACCGGGGGCACCTACATATAACCAGCGCTCATTGTTGGCAACAGCAACACTGGTTCCAAATCTGCCATCGATGTCGCCGATTAGCAGTTGCTTCTGTAGGAAGGCTGTGCTGGTAGGCGGATTATAGATCATGGCCACGTAACCACGATCGGCATCGCTGCCCGGAGCTCCCACAGCTGCCCAGGTTTGATCGCCCATATCCATGGCAGATCCATACCCGGCAGTATCCGCAGTATCTAAGGTCTGTATAAAGTTAAATTCAAAACTGGCGGCTTCCGTGGCCTTGGTATAATTGTAAACCCCACCAGCAGGTTTGAGCACACTGTCATCGCCTGACACTAGATATCCTGGAGCTCCTACCATGGCTGCTAGATTATTGAATCCCTGTGTCACGCTGGCGCCAAACCGGTTGTTGGCCACTGCTGTTTCGGCATCTATGGTAGTATCGAGATTTATTTGGAATACTTCGGTCTTTTCAAGCACTTCCCAGTGCCCGGTTCCGTCGTTGTCTACCCAGGCTTTGTTGCCCGACACAACACTATTGGCATAGGGCAATGTGACCACATCAGATGCCTGTGCCACCCTGGCTGTTTGCAAGGTAAAGGCTATGCCGGTGCCTGTGATCGACGTCTGCTGTCCTGTGATCAACAGACTGATGATAATCGACGATAACGAAGGAGTAGATATAACTCTATAAGAGCCATCGACCACTGGATCAAACTCACGGATTATTACCCAGTCACCTGCTACCAAACCGTGATCCATGTCAAACTGTGCCAACGATCTGCCATCAAGATTGTCTGACACTTCAAGCACTGTGGCTGTCAATGATTGCAGTCGATACACACTCCAATCGTAGTTGTTGACTTTGGCCACCCATACTGTTGTTCCGCTGCCCGTGATATTGAATTCTTCTGATGCAGCGTTGCCCAGTTCCATGATTGAAAAATCCACATCATCGAGATTTACATAACCGGCTGTGGGGAAAACCGCGTCTGCAACCGGTAGCAATGTTGTGGGAAGATAATCTGGTGATGTGATTGTGTCGCTGGATTTCCAGATTCCACTGACCAATAGTGTCTGATCAGCTTGGCTGGATTCCGTAGGATCAATGACCTGCAATGTAGAGGGATCCGACAACAAGTTCTGCTGCTCAAGCCTGAACTCGATGTAATTTCTATTGGCGGTGGCACCATACTCTGCACGATTGATAGCCCAATACTCAAAGATATCATACTGGGCGGTCTCTTTGCCTAGATCTGCATAAGAGAAAATCTCGGCCGAGCGCAAGGTGCCTTTGCTGCCCAAGAACTGCTGATATAGTTGGACTTGGCTGGTGTCGCTGATGTTGAGAGCCTGCATATACTCTCGCGGTCTGAATCCAATGAGTCCGTAGCTGAATAAATCTACCTCTCCCTCGAGGTTGGCCGAAAACACCGAGTAAGCACCGGCCAACTGGTCGCTGGCGTTGGCCGCGTTGGGCAATAGACCTTGCATGATCTCATCAAAATCACTCTTGAGCCAGAGCGTATAATCAAACTCCTGTGATGGTTCAATGATGGTCGAAGCAGCCCAGTACTCATTTTTGAATTTGACTATCTGTCCCTTGGTGTATTTCCGATTGGGTATCCACTCAATGATGCTATCAGTCTGGTTGAGAACAAATCCAGGAGCATTGACTGTACCGTTCCAATCACCGGAAATATAGCCCGACACTAAAACTCGGCTTTGCCGAGCGCCTGTGACTGGTTGATATATCAAGTCAGCAAATATTGACACATTGTCAAGTACCACTAGATGTTCGTAGGAAGTAAGGCTGACATTGAGGTAATTGATAGTATTGTTGCTCAGTGTCTGTGCCGTAAAGGTATTATCCAGTCGACCAATGACTAATTCACCCGAAGGCAACGGTTGCCGATTTTGATTCAGTATGAGATTCTCTGGACGCAGATCTGTGAGACTGTCTACCACCGCGCCTGGCCTAGTTACTGATACCTTGAGGGCTCCGGGGTTAAGATTGATTATAGAATCAGGAGCCCATCCTTGATTTGACCAATACAAGAACTCTTGACACATCTGGGTCCAATCCATGGTGTATCCATTTTCCTGTGTGTCAACTACAAAGCCCTGTTGAGACAAAAACAGTCCATAACTGTAGATGAAATCGCAGACTGCAGTACGATTTGTGAAGGTATAACCATAGGGGACTTGCACCACATCGCTGCTGTGATCTAAAGCGATGCGTGCAGAAGCACCACCGGCTTCAACCAAGAATGTGTTGCCATTGGGCACGCTGGTCAAGATCTGGAAGTAAGGAGTGAATGCGCTGTAGCCAAAAACCTGCCAACCATCTGTGGTAGTCTGGACGATGATCGAACTGTATGCTGCCTGCTGGAAAGGCTGATTTTTGTACAGCAATATCTGATAACTTTCGTCTGGCAGCAACAAGCTTTCATTCTGGCTATTGGGAGTAGATCTCTCGGTGTAGATCTTCATCAGTCTCTTATCAGTGAACCCAGCCACTCGCCAGGCCAAGCGCACATCAGTGTTGGCTAGAAAATCAGTCAATGTTGTCGTGCTGTTTACACCCAACTGTCGGTTGTAGTCTATGACCCAGTTGATATAACTAGCGCGGCTGGTGCCATCGCCATACAACGGACTGAGATTGGCAGAATCCAGTCGATATCTCTGGTTCCATAGATATTGGCCTAGAGTCTCGTCATAGACATATCGATCTCTGTCTCCAAACAGGCTGAAAAACTTGGCCGGTTTCACTAACATCAATAATCTCATTACAGCGAAAGGCCACGCCGAAGAAGTACGCCAGGCATTCTCTACTGGGCCATCGTCACCAAATATCCAACTGCGACGGAACGATGTGCGATCATAGTTGCCCACGGTAGAATCGATGGGAGGTATCAAAGCACCTTCCGTGTCACTGGGTATGACATCCAGCAAGTTAGGTCGTATGTACTGAGGCAAGATATACTCACCATTGGGATCTCGAACTAGTCCTTGGGAAAGATCTTGCCATAGCACGGTGTTGCCCGAGGTATACGGAGCCGGTCCGTAGTAATCTTGCCACCAAGTGGGTTCTTCGCTGAATCCCAGCATCTCCCATGGTCTGGTATTGGGATAGATAGTATCGTAAAAATAGTTGTAAATACCTCGCCAACCTCCAGGCAAAGGATCACTGGATAATTTGTTTGCACTTTGGCTATAGTTCCAGGTGAATCCATCATCGTTGAGATAGGTCTGCTCGGTATAATTGAGTTTGTTCCATCCTACCCAACTTAAAAAATCTGGTGCCAGTATGGTATTGATTTCAGACAATGAATACTCAGTCTCGCGGAACTGGCCTGGGATGACCTCGTCTGCAGTCAATGGTATGGGAGTTACTATCTTTATGTTATTGAAGATACGATTTTCAAACTCTAGCAACACATCGTCACGATAATCACCATAGGCCACGGTAACCGATCCATCGTGCCCACGGATACACATGGTTGGAGTGATGTAGGTTTCGTCGAGATAGATTTCTGGTCGGTAAGCTCCATACAAGCCCATCTTGGTTGGTGTATTAGGAACATAACTTCCATAGGTAGCAGAGTATTCTCTTACAACAATAGCATCACCTACAATCAATGCAGAAGTGATCGTGAAGTTGGCAGCGTCTTCGGCCACAGTGTAATCAGATCCGCGTTGTAATAAAGTGCCGTTAAGGTAAACGCTCAACGCTTGGTAATTGCTTTGAGTAAAATTGTAAGTCTGTTGCGTAGGGAAAGTCGGTGTAGAGATAACCGAATAGGTATAAGTGGTAGTAGTATAGTTTCCACCGTGTGGCAACATATCTGACCAGTAAAATGGGCTGATGTCAGTTCGAGTTGATGATATCTCGTCTAAGACTGAATCCAACACCTGCGTAGGTGTATTGTTGACATAGTCTCCATTGGCAGCCAAAGAGATCAATCTGGCTTTGAATTTTTGGTACTCGTTGCTGTTAAACTGTATAGACGCAGCGGCTTCGTACTGTCGCCGGCGCAAGAAACTACCTGCCAGCGTCAAAGGAGCACTGTGTTGTACAATGTTGTCTCCGTAGATTAGGATGTCTCCAAGATCTCTGGTGTTATTGGCACCATCAATGGCACCCTGTATAGTGCGCAGATTTTGACCAATGCCTTGATAATGGGTGCGGATCGTGCCCAGTGTAAATGCTGTGGAATCCTCATTGAGAGGATTATTTTCTAGGTTCAAAGGAACTTGGTAAAACGCTACCTCTGATGCCACATCGCTGATAGCCTGTACTTCAATGATTTCACCGATGATCGGGGAATCAGTCAAGGTTATGACTGTGCTACCATTTCCGGGCAAGTTCACTGTGTACTGTGTGGGATCGATAAACTCTGTGCCTTGGAATATCTGCAGAGGAGCAAATATAGATTCCTGATCAATGGGCACATCTAAAATCAACGGAGTTCCGTCGTAGACAAATCGGAAAATTTGTCTGCTACGATTTTCTTGTGCTGCTGTCTGCCAGCCAATAAGGCCGGAAAATAGAGTTCTATCAATGTACTGGCGTGCTGTACCAATGCTGATGTTTTCAGTGGTGCTGACATTGTTTTGCACATACAAAAATGTATCATTATAAAAATAGTTGTCAAAAACTATATCGCCAACGTTGTTGATGTTGAGATATTTTAAAGCAAATCCTAGAACTTGATCAGTTTGGCTGGTTCCTCCCAGCGCATAACCAAATAATTTGCTGCCTTCAAAAGTAGTCGAAGGATAGGTGTCGCGGTCGCCAAGACTGCGTCCCAGGCTGTCAAACACATCCCATAGAGGCGCTTGATTCACACTGGTTTTCTGTTGCGCCAGGATCCAGTCAGCACCATCGAATCTATAAGATTTGCCTTGCAGTGTATTGCCGCTGAGTATGACCACATTTTGATCTACCAAGGCCTGGCCAAAAGTAAGAGGTTCAAGATCGATCACGGGCTGTGTAGTAGTTAGGCCGTCGGGATCGATAAATCTCACTAGATACACGCGATTACGCACATCTGGATCTTCGTCCGCGGCAAAGATCACAGTAGACCCATCGACTAGAGCATATCCATCAGTGGCATAAAAGGTGCTACCGTTGACATTGAGTAATGCATTGCTCTGGCCGAAATCTATGATATTGACTGGCTGTTTGCCTTGGGTACCAAAGTCCCACAATCGCATGTTGGCGCGGAATTCAATCACAGGCCTTTTAGCTCTTTGTGCATTGTCAAACACAGCGATCTGATTATTGTAATCAGCAGTGGCTTGGATCACATCTCTGTGGAACCATCTATTGCTTCGCGTCCAAGCATTAAGATCTCGGCTGGCCCGATTTACTGTCAGATAGTCTGGAACTACTGGCGCATTCAATGTAGAGTCGTAGTTTCCTACATCATACGGTAAGCTATCAAAAGGTACAGTGGCGCTGACTGTATAAGTCTCAGGTGTGACAAAATCTGTGACTGGCAGCAGTCTTATGCCATTGCCCAAGGTGGCTCCTTGCTGCGGTTCGTTAGGCAATGGTGCGCCCTCGGGATATCCAGCACCTTGGTTGGCAAGACTTTCCGCTACTGTGTCGTAGATGTATTGCTGGAAGGTAGTGTCGGTATGGACAGCTCCTGTTAATTTTTGTCCCAAATAATAGTGCCAAGGACCAAAATAGGCTTCTCCATCAATGAACCCTACCCTTGCGTCTATCCCAGGTCCACTTCCTACACCTTCTACATAGTACTCAAGGTTGCTATAGTTCGTCGGGTTAGTAGTCCCACGGAACTGGACTTTGAGTCCATTGGTGAAAATTACCCCGTTTGGGCTGGTATAATTTTTAGCGCCAATGATGTCGTCAACATTGATCGGTGTGAAATCTGATTGATCGATCAACTGTATCTTTCCAAACAACAAAGGATTAGTAGCATCCTGGTAATACAAAGTATCCAGGCTAGCGGTCAACAGAGGAATCTGTTCGAAATAGCCAATTGCGTTTTTAAACCATGCGGTGTTGGAATACTGGGTACCAAATAAAATCCTAAATTTGGTCAGTTGGGAGACTGGCAGCACGGGTGTCAATTGCAATATAGCATTGCCATCATTGTCATATTGATATTGGATCAACCAGATACTGTATCGATCTGCTACCGAGAGTACAGTAGTTTGGTCATAAGTCTGTGTGTCAAAACTACCAATCTGTCCGTTGTTGCTGTTGGCAGTCACTACCAACGATAGGTCATTGGCCGGAGTAGTGCCTCCCAATTGATCACCGGATATCGTGAGAATATCTCCAACGTTATATCCGGACCCAGGCGAAGAGACTATGACAGAAGCATCAATGTCTGCATATGAACCAGAGCCCAATGGCAAGTTCACAGTTATCTGTGCTCCGACCCCGGAACCGCTGGTCGTGGTCGTTAAATTTTGGAATAAACCAAGTCCTTGCATGACGCCGCCTGCCAGCCACGATGCTGTTATTCCATTGGCCGCCACAGTGACTGAGTCTATCGTGCATGACAAAACTGTCCAAGTACCATTGTAATCACTGGGGCTGGCACCGGTTACCTGTATCTGGCATCCTGGCACAAAAGGAGCACTGCCCGAAATAGCAGCAAAGAAGAAGGTAGCAGTATCATTGATATTGTCAAATGTGGCACTGACCACTGATATCGATCCAGATCTGTTGCCTGTGGGCACGGTAAATGACATCTGTGATTCAGGGTCAAACTGTGTAGTAAGCAGCCAACCACCGGACTCAGGATCTGGTTCTTGATTCAAGAATGCCACGGTCAAGCCATCAAGTCCAGTGACTCCATCTATGCCCGATGGGTTCTGTGCCAAGAAAGTGTTGACATAGACATTGTTGATCTGGTCAAAGTTGAGATTGGTCAGCAAATCTACTGTACCAGCGGGCTTGCCGGCTGCTTGACCTGTGTAAGGCATGTTGGTGTAAAAACTCTGCGCATCTTTGAACGGTACATCAAAGGTCACAGTGCCATTGTCTTCACCGTTGTTGAGCACACCCATGACTCCGCGGCTGCTGATATTGTCAGTGCCAGGCATCAGGCCTGAAATCCCCAGGGCAGCCTGGATGTAGAAAGGAGTTCCAGTTTGATTCACAGTGAATGTGTAATTTCCACCGCGGACCAAAGTCAAAGTTGGATTGTTTCCGGCAACATCACTGAAAGTATAGGAGGTCTGTCCACGAGTAACCTCCCAGGCGTCGGTCAACGGTACTATGCCAGTGAAAACATCTACCGAGTCAGGGCCAGATGGTAACCAGTAATATTGGCTGTAGTTTACAAACTTGTCGAGATCACAGAACGGATCCCAGGTATAATATTGGCTTTCCCATAAACGATCTTGTCTCTGAGTGTTGGCTCCCAGCAAGTTCAGCGCATCTATCATGCCAGGATAGGTGATGGCATCCAAGGCCCGATTGGTCTCAGGTTCGAAGAAAGTCACAGCAGGTTCTAGTTGATAATCTTGACGGACTGCTGTGGGTTCAGTGACATAATTATCTGCGGGGTTGACCCCAGGTCCCACACGCCGACCTACATATCCCTGTGTGCGTTTGAGATTAGGCTCGGCCGTGAGTTGATCCAAGGTGGCAGCCAAAAACTGACGATTAGTTTCGGTGCGGAAAATTTCAGGCAGTAAGTCAACAGTGCGGCGCTGGACCATTAGTATTCACCTGTTTGGCTCAAAGAGTTCTCAGTGGGATATAGTCCTGACACAGTAGACTGTGTCCTGAGTTCAGACTGCGTGAGTGCATCAATGACTTCTACATCGGACACAGTCACGGCATTAACAAATATTTCATTGGGTGCCGATCGTATTTCATAGAGATCGCCAAATGTTTTGAGAGGATTCAGTGGTACCAAGACCACAGAAGATATGATAGATCCAATTCGCTCATGCAAGAAAGCCGAAAGCTCGCTCATGAAGAATGTGTCACCAAAATCCCATTTGTCTATACTGAAATAATCATTCATGTTTGCCACGACCTGGCTCTTGATCTCGCTGATCGAAGCCGTGGTATTGGGTGCCCGCACCACTTTGATCACACCGCGCAATTCAGGTGCGGCTTTGGCACCAAACAAAGGTTTGAATAGCACTGAATTTAGGACCACATTGTCTGATATCATCTTGTAGTCATTGAGACCACTGTAGGCCGTGGTCAGTTGGGCAATGGTGGGGATAGCAGGTTCAGGTACTGTGCCAGTGGTATCTTTGATGTAGTTTTGATATTGGGTATAGTATTCTTGGGTAACCACATAAAGATCAATGATGTTGGTCGCTCCGGGGTCTATGACATTGGTCAATGGGCTGTTGTGTCTATATTGGAAATACAAACTCTGCCGACCGGTGCGGCTGATATAGGCAGTCTGCTCAACCAAGGTGCGATTTACTATACCATTGACCGTGGTTATAACTAGTTTATAGAAATAACCTTCGGTGGTCGTGTAAAATAACTGCCCATCGATGAACTGTGCTTTGACTAATTCTATTTCATCCAGGGTGGCGTAACTTGTATTGATTACTCCGGCTGCCACTGGGAGATATCTTTCTAGTCCATCTGTATCGGTCAACAATTCCAAGAAAACTTTTTTCTGGGAAGCATTGACCGTGGGTGCTACCAGTGTATCAAAGAAATCTGGATCGTCGGCTACTCCATCTCCATCACTGTCACTGTAACTGACCACTACCTGATAATCATTGACAAAGCCATCGCTCTCCACTGGTTGCGCGATGATATCCATGACAACATCTCCGGTCAACGGTTCATTGCTGTCAGGCCGGCTGTTGGTTTTAAGCGCTCGGATATAGTCGGCAATGGTTAGACCGGTGCGACTATCATAGACTTCTTGGCTGCCATCATAGAAAAATCTAGTCTGGATCACGGATGCCCAAAGATAATCTAATTGCCTGTTGGTCACGGTATAATTTATACCGTCAGTGACAAACTGTATCAACCACGACGCATCAAGGCCGGCACCTGTGGTATTGCCAGCATAAGTCAGGCTGAAGGGAGCATTATTGTCTAGATTTGTGGAGGTAATCAGGTACCAAGTTCCAGCAGTTCCCGTGACCGTACCAAGATAATCATATCCCAGTCCAAAATCTCTGTAGAGTTCAATCTGCTGGATCATGCTTTGTTCCAGCGCAGAGGGTAGGTCAGTGACAAACTTGGGTATGACTTGGCTGACCAAGGCTCCGGTAGGGACGAAGTTGTTGATGGTCACAGGACCGGTACCATCTTCGAGATTGCCCAATCCGTTGTTGGTACCATCCAATACCACTGCTGTGACTGTGGCCCAAATCACCAATTTCTCGTCGGCGCGAATGGGCACCCCGGCTGCTAGCCTGTTGTTGGCGTCAAAATAATATCCTGCTGGCGGAACGAATTTGATCAGGGCCGCCTGTGTGATGTACTTGTTTGCGCCCGAGGTGTAGGCACCGATGGGCTGAGGTTGTGCCGGCGAATTGATGTAGAAATAACCTGTGGTCTCATTGACCAATCGAGTACTCTGGAACCAACCCTGCTGGAATACTGTGAATGGCACACGAGGAAAATTCGTAGGATCATAGTAGAACTGTATGAAGCCTCGGCTGGGCAACAGAGGTTCTACTGAATTGTTGATCACATCCACTATCTCGTTACGGTTGATCCAGTCAAAATCAAAAGTTGGAAGTTGATTTTCTCTATAGATCAAACCATCGGATGCAAATATGTTAGTAGATGAATACTTGCCAGTGACATCTGTTAGATCGATGTAGCGACTTGTACCCACTGCCGAGCGAGCCACTGCCTTGCTCTTGATGATCGAATTGTATCGGGTGAATGGGAAGTTGTTGTAATCTTCTCCGTTGACCATCCTGTTCTGCGTGTAGTAACGGGCCGGGGCTCGTTGCTTGATCTCTTCTATGGTCTCGCGTGCCTGCGCATTGCTCACAGGTTCAGTGATGCCACAGACCAAAGTCAAGGTCTCTAGCCGACCATAGCGGCTGACATAACTGATCTGGAGATCCACGGCCTGCATCTCTTCGGGATTGATAATATACTCTAAGCCGTTGCTGGCACGCACATAGGCACGGAATGTGCCCACCGGTATTTCAGCAAACACACCATCACCAAAGGTCAAAGTGATCTGATCATTGGCTCGGCTGGTGATGCTGTATAATTGGCGCTGATCCGGGGGCAATTGTTCCACTGCTCCAGCATAGATACTCTCTACATAATCCCACTCATCGGCGATGCTGCCAAGATCATCTAACTTAAACAGCCAGTGGTCTTGGTCGTTACAGCCCTCGATATTGATATTGACTGTACGGTTGGTCAGTGCTTCAGCCAAGTTAAAATCTTGATTCTGCAATGTACCTTGTTTGAACAGGAAGAAGAATCCTGTGTTGTCCGATCCAAATCCCAACTGATCATTGCGATACAAGACGTTGAAAGTTCCCGAAGGACGGGGCGCTGGTTCATAGACATAATCGCGACCTTCGCTGGTGGAACTTACCGCTTCAAACGGCATGTTGATGCCATCTACAGTAGAAGTATAAGGAAGCACAGGCAAAAAGCCCGGTACTAGATTGATGGCGTATTCAGAAGTGCGCACGCCTAGGATGTTCTGTTCGTTGCCGGGACGACCAAATTTCTGGCTGTCAACCAGGGCAGCATTGATGATCTGCGTGAATTGCTCTAACCAATCAACGTTTGTGGGATCATTCCAGTCTACTGTGATATTGGCTAGGTTTATACCGTTGTAGTCTATGACATTTTCTGTGGTCGAAACAGAAAAAACTTTCAAAAATCCCTGTGCTGCCTCGTTGCGCTTGGGGGTGTAAGAAACCAAGTTGGCCAGGCGCACCACTGAATCTCTGCGTTCGGCAGTGTCTAAGAAGTTTTCCCTTGCATTGAGATCGTTACGGAATGCCAGGGCTTGTCCCATAAACGCCATGACATCTAACAGAGCGATAAACTCCGATGACTCTATGTAATCATTGAATGTTTCTGGATAATAAACGCGGAGATAGTCTACAAAACTCTTGCGCAGAGTCTCAAAATCGTAGGATTGGAAGTCGGCTTCGCGGAAAGTCTGGTACAGTCTTTTCCAGTCTTCTACACCAAATATCGCGGTTTGTCTAGCAGTCTTGGCCATGATTCCTCACTAAGTCTTGTATTTATGGCTGGCAAAAACTGAGTAGTTTTACACGAAGCTGGCCCGGCGGGTCTCTTGATCAAAAAAGATGGACAGGCGTTCGGCCGTGGTCGTGGCCACTACTTGTATTTCTAGTTCGATCAAGATGCCATTGTCTTGTGGATAAGAGTTGGCGCTGGTCAGATATACCCTGGGATCCCCACCGGCCACTCGCTGGCATTCGGCTAGGATAGCACGCTCAGTTTCTGGAGTCTGATTTTCAAACACATAGCTCCACATGATGGTGCCATATCCAGGACGCCCAGGCAGGGTGCCTTGCTGTATATTAAAAGCGTTGGCTAGATCGCGCTTGATCAGTTCAAAATCCACCAAGGTGAATTTTTTGTATTGATTGATAGTGTTGAATCCAATGAATGTGGGCATGCTGATATTTACCCGTTTTGCAAGGTACTGAGTTGTGCTTCTAACCGCGCCAGTTCAGCATATTGTATAGTGGTATCCTGCCCGCGCCGACGACGGCCGGCAATGATGGTGTTTAGATCAAGGATCTCGTTGCGCAGCCTTGTTATGGTCTGTGCCCGCGGATCGGCTGCTTCGCTGACCCGGGTAGAGATTTCACCGGTGGCTGGATTAGTCAATGGTGCCAGCCCTCGAGATTCTCGTTCAACATCGATCTCTTCTTGCACCTGTTCATCATCTGCAGCATCGTACACCAGGTCAGAAGTTGGGGTCGATCCGTAAAGTCCTGAACTAAAGTCAGGAGTGGGTATTTTGTCGTCGCCGATTACTTCGGCCAGGGCCTGATCTACTTCATCTCGTGCCACTGTGTTTGAGAATCCACCTAACTGCAATCCTGTGACCACAGAGCTGGCTTTTTCATCGACGAAATTCACGGCATACTGGGCATTTTTGGCCACTGATCCGATGCTGGCTGCTACTTCTGGTGGTGCTATGCCCTGCACCCATGCTACGGTATTGTCAACACCAAATTTGCTGGCAGATTGCACTAGCCCGGCCAATTGCTGCGGTGCTTCTAGGCCAGTGACGATTCCGGCAGACTGCAGTCCTTGCAGGCTACTGCTGAGTATTTCGTTCTGGGTCAGGCTTTGGAGATTGACATCTCCCAGTAAGTTATTCAAACCAACCACATCACCTTTGCCAGTCCACACCGACGGTGATGACAACACTGATTCCAGTTGCGCAGGATCTTGCAAGTAAGTCTGCACAGTACCGGGTTTGAGGAATCCCGACGATTCCAACTGTTCGGGCGATAATCCATATTTTCCGATGCCTTTGTCCAGGCTTACCACATCAGCTGCTTGGCCAACATCAGCCGCTGTTTGTGCCATGAGACCAGTGACTTGACCGGTGTCCAATGATCCCACTGAGATTTCTGCTGGTGTTTGTTCAAGATACGCAGCGGTGTCTATGCCATTGGTCACAGGCAAGGTTTCAGTGCTGGCCAGGGCATTGGCTGTCTTTTCCGAAAGATCTTGGGCGGGTGTAACGCCCAGACTCGTGGTGGCATTCACTCCTTGATTGTGATAAGGATAAGGCTCATGAGTGGGTGCGCGGGTGACTATGGTTTTCAGTGTTCCTGGTTGTGCTGTCCAGCCGCTACCTTGTACAAATTTGGTGTCCACTAGATTTAGATCTTTGAGATTGGTAGGTGTATCTACTGGAGAACCGCCTCCGGAGTTGAGATTGATACAGCCTGCTTTGAGATTCAGGCTAGAACCGGCGTCCCAAGATCCTGCTGACGAATTCTTCAGATTAAGACTACCATCACTCTTGATGCCAATGAGATTCTTGCTGTACAAGGTCATCTTACCTGTTCCGATGATATCAACGCTGGCTTCGGCTTCTAGTTTCATCACAGGAGTTTTGACATTGAAACTACCACCTGCGTACATATTGATGTCTTTGTCGGCGTGTAGGTTGATCGTGCCCTGTGTGCGGATATTCACAGAGTTGGTACTGAACACATCCACAGTTCCCTGCTTGCCAAACTCCAACCAAGTCTGGCCATTGGCGTGTATGATATAGAAACAGTCACCATCATCGCTCATGGTGATCTGATGGCCTTTGGCTGTGCGGATCCTAACAAGATTATCTCGTCCTTCAAGATCGCCATCATCTAGCACTATGGTGTGACCGCCGCGTCGAGCGATCACTTGGACATCCTGTGGTTTTAATTGCCCTCGTTCAAGTTGACCTTTGATGTCTCGCTCGTTGAGACCACCTTGATAGATGGCCTGTCCTGGTGTAGATATACCAAACACCGCTGACGGTGACTCTCTTTGGGCGTTTGATGTGATAGGACCTCGGGTAATATCCTTGATCAAGCCCTGCTGCATCATGATACCAGCCAAGTAACTGTGTACAGGCTTTACCTTGTCAAAGAATCTAGGATCTTCGGCTATTTCTTGATTTTCATTGTTGATCTCAGTGACCGGAAGTTGGCTGGCGCCGGCGAAATAACTGTCCTGTGGACCATTTTGTAGATCAAATCGGCGGCTGGCACCAATGGCCGGTAGCATGTGATTGATGGCGGGCTGTGGGACGCAACCAATATAGTATCCTTGGTTGGGATCACCTGCAACAAAGAAGCAGATGACTTGTGTCCCAAGGTCGGGCGGCGTGAACCACATACCATAACTCTGTTGATTGCCGGTAAAGGTGCCAGCTGTTTCACCGTTGGCACCGCCCCCAGGAGTGACCCCGTAGAACGGCGGGATATAATTGACGGTGCGCCAAAGGCTCTCGTCGGTTTCATCTTCGCCACCAAATTGTTCCACATAGACCTGTAGTCGTCCAGACCTAGAAGGATCTACATTGTTTTTAACTATACCAATGACTGGGCCCGGTTCAGAGGGAGTTCCTCCTCGATCAAACTTATATCCTGACGATCTACCTTTGGTACGATTTATATTCTCAGGCATTTATGCTTCTCTCGATCCTCGCTGTGGTGGTGCGCTGGTTGTTGGATTGTTGGCAGCGTTCTGTCGCGCTGACAATTGCCGGCTGGCCAACTGAGCTTCGGATTGAGTGGCTCGGCCGCTTGATACCAACTCAGCAATCTGTGCCTGGCTGGTCACTGTTTGTCCCCCACCATTCTTTAACACCACGAAGGCGTTTGGCGGGCCCACATTGGCTGGGCCCGTGGCTCCTGATGCTCCTCCAGTCTGTTGTGCAGCACCACCAGTTTCGGCTTCCCAAGTGGTACCTACCACCTGTGTACCAGAAGTGGCCGGTGTGTTTTTCAACGGTGCTGGTGTTGGTGTGCCGCCGGAACTGCTGTTAGTAGTTCCTCCAGATAGTTTGTTATCAAATTCTACATCAGTGCCCACTGGGGGTATTCCATACTTGTCCTTGAGGCGATCATCGATATCCCTGGCCTTTTGGTAATTAGAAGTCCTAGTAACTGCGGCAGGTTTCGCAGCGCTGGTCTGGCGACTGGTCTCAGACTTGTCTTTTTGAGGTATAGGATATATCTTGAGCACACCATTGAGGTCTTGTTCAAATTTTCCACGGCTGAAAGTGCTGGTGCATTCGATGGCTTGATATACATAGCTCTGTCGTGCTTCGCCAGCCGATTTGGCAGATTTATTGAAATTCTTCGTAGTGGGATCTGCGATACCCGTTTCAAGATCATAGTCCACAGGCTTGTTCCATGCCAACTCAAACAAGATCTCCTGGCCTTCGTAGTTGATGGTTCCATCAGGCAGAAACGGACCATAATTAAATTTCAATCCCTGGATGCCTGACCAGGTTTCTCCCTGGAAGATCCAGGCCGGATCACCAATAATCTTGAGTTTGACTCGACTCTGATCTCCCGGACTGTAGAGATAGTCGGCAGCGTTGGCGCTGGGTTCATTGACCTTGTCGTCGTCCTGACCTTGGCTGGATTGCGGACTGTTGACTTGGTAATAGCGTTTTTCTACTTCGCGGAAATCACTGGTAGTGGTACGAGGTTGACGAGGACCATTGCTGACGATGTAATAGAGATAGTTAAAATCTTGAGTAAAATCTAGGATCTGCGTGTTCTCACCCGTGAACCAGTAGTTGTATTTCTTCTGTGTACCACGAAATCTAGGACTAGGGAAGAAGTCACTTTTTACATCGCTGACAGCATAGATGTTGAGCTGATAAGTGATATCATATGCGTAGTCATTGCGCTTGGTGTCAAATTTATCTAGTTGTGGCGTGGCTTCCAGTCCTATACGATACCAACCCACTGTGTCCGCTGGTGTTCCGTTGGGCTTGAGTTCTTTGGTCTTGGGGTCATACTGGGCTATCTGCTGATCATAGATGTAGGTGCTGGTACGCACCAACTGATCCAAGAATTGTACGATGCTGGTACCTGCTATGACCTTGGTGGTCTTGGCGTTGTTATCGACCTTTTGTGTGGCTGGGTTCTTTTGTTGATTGGCAGTCTGTGCCTGGGTCATGGGAACTTGTTTGAGATTGGTCTCGCCCGGGGGCACAACCTTGGCCTGTTGCAAAACTTCATCGACTATGACGATGTTATACTTGTCAGGATACAGTTGTGGTTTGTCTTTTTCAGGGCCCGATATCTCGGCTTGGAACTTGTTCAATGCATCAACCAATCCTGTGACCAAGGTCTTGTTGCGAGCAGCATCGGCTTTGGGAGGTGCAGATGCAGCGCCAGAGCCAGTCTTGCCGGCCACCACGGGAGGTTGTACACCGCGTGCTATTACAGATTCAGTTGATTCAGAATATGCGTCAAATGTGCTGGCCATGTCAGGCTGATACTCCTAGAGTGTAGTCTGTGCCTGCTCCGGCTTCATTGGTACCAAGGTAACCGGCATTGGCGGGATTTCTTACACCAGCAGCGTTCTGCGCAGCGGCAGCCGCGGCAGCGCCTGTCGCTCGTCCTTCGCTGTTGTTGCTGGCGAATTTTGGTGTGCCTGTCAAGAGATCTTTCAAAGTCTGGCTCTGCAGTTCGATATTGTACGGAATCACTCCGCGACTGGCACCGTTGTTGACATTGTTCTGGGGACACACTGCCGAGCAATCATATTCTACGACCTTGTTGGCTATGCGGAATTTGATACCAGTAAACTGGAAAGGTATGAATTTTTCCACTATGGAGTTGACATCTGTGCCGGCAGCATCCTGGCCAGCACGACCGGCCTGCACTAGATTACCCAGATCATCGTAACCGTAGAATCGTATGACCATGAGGAAGTTCTGGGCTGCATAATTTTTATTGATATCTCCGCCAGTGACTTTGATATACTGCTGTGTGGCGGCAAACAGATTATCCAAGAAGGTCAGTCCGTAGGGTTCGATCACTTTGAATTTCAATTCGGTCACATTGTGTGCGCCGCCAGTGCCCTTGCCCGAAATGACGCTCTTGACCTGCACATCGTCGATGTAGTAATCCAAAGTAAAAAATTCGTTACGACCAAGATTGGCCACCCGTTCTTGCGCTGCCACCACAGAATCTTGTGAAGTGACCTGATCATTGGGCACTACTGATCCCGACGGACCAGCGCCACCACTCATGAATAGGAGCTGATAGCCGGCCACGGTTTTTTTCTTGCTGCGGATCAAGGTCTTGTACTGATCAGGACTCATGAGATACACAGAGATGTTGTAGGTGTAACTGGCATATTGATCCAGCACATTGGGTGATGGAGTTATCCGGTTGTTCAGGCCGCCAAAAAGATTGTTTAACCTGGCACGCACTCCGGTACCGCCGGGGTTATCATCCTTGGATGCTCCGGCACCGGCTTGGTTTGTGGGAGTTATTCCAGTGGTGCTGCTGGTCGCAGGAGATCTCACCGGTCCGGGCGCTGCAGTGATGGGTGGTGTTGATTGTGTGTTGGTTATCTTTCGGGTGGGAGCATTGGTACCTGCATCAACAGATGCGGCTCCGGTTTTTGGGCGCTGGGCATTCGAGGCCGGACGATCCTGGGCCGTTACAACACGACCGTCTTCAGAGACTTGGGCCGGAGGAGGCGGATTAATGGGGCTAGCACCATCATCTCTGGCTGTCTGACCTTGCTTGACCTGCTGTCCGGCGCTGGCCTGTGCTCCTTGTTGACTCTGAGCCTGTGCGATCTGGTTGTTCACTGCCGACAGTTGTTGATTCAATCCCGGTATATCGCTCGCAAATGCCGCGACATCTCTTTCCAACTCTGAGATCTGAGATTCTAGTCTCCCTCTTCGAGCAGGATCGGTGGTGAATTTTAGATCGCTTTCTGCCCTGGCCAGAGCACGCCGGCGGTTTTCAACGGCCGCAGTGAGATTAGCGATCCGGTCGATCAGCTGATCTTTCTTGACGAGTAGTGCTGCGATATCGGCCATGATCAGAATCCTAGCACGGCACGGAGAGTGGTGATCTTTGGCAGATAAATCTCTTTGCCAGATTCAAAGTCCCAGGGCGGTGCTGTGAGCGTGTTGGGATTGCGCTGATAAAACACCCACCATAGTTCCGGAAGATCATATAGGTCATAGGCCAGCATGTCCGGTCGGTATTGATAGACTTCGGTGATTTTCAAGATCTGATCATCGACCTCTTTGGGTATGGGACGATTGGTCATCACATCCAAATAAAACTGGGTGTATGAGGTATCAAAATACGGACTGGTGGAATTGTAAACGGCCATTACCAGAATCCTCCCTTGAGCAGATCACCACTGGCATACTGTTTGAGGCTAAACTGTTTTGAAACTTGACTGCGGCTCTGTATGGGGTGTAGGACGATAGATATATC